TATGCCGACCATGACAGCCAAACCGTGCTGAAGGTCATCGACGGCCAGCACACGGCCATCGCAGCGGCCAGCCATCCGCACATCGACATGATCCCGGTCATGATCGTCGAGGCGGCCGACACCACCGTGCAGGCTGCGGCATTCGTCGGTCAGAATACTCAGCGTCTCGGCGTCACGCCGTTGCAGGTGTTCTTCGCGGAGGTCACCGCCGGCGATGTCGACGCCCTCGACGTTCTGAAAACCTGTGAGCGGGCTGGTGTCACCATCATGCGGTCACCGCCCAGCCGTTCTGATTTCAGAGCAGCGGAGACGATTTCGATCTCGGCCATCAAGGCACTGGTCGACAAGCGCGGCGTGATGAAGGCCCGCATGGCTCTGGAGGTTCTGGCGAAGGCCAAGCTGGCCCCGATCACCGCCGATCACATCAAGGCCGCCGAGTATCTCATGACAGAACCGGAGTTCTGCGACCAGTTCGAGCCGGAAGACCTGACACGCGAGATCGAGGCGGCCGGCAAGGCTGCCGAGCATGAGGCCAAGGTGTTCAGCGTGGCCCAGAAGGTGCCTGTGTGGCGCGCGCTGGCGGTTCAGTGGTTCAGGAAGACCCGTAAGAAGCGGAAGGTGGCAGCGTGAACATCTCCGAGCGCCTTGCCCGTGAGGCCTACGACTGTCTCAACCCGTGGCGGCCGATGTCCGATGCCAAACCAGACGGCACAGTCTGCGAGCTCCAGTTCAACGACATGGTAGGTGCATTCGAGACAGATCGCCTCCGCTACTTCCTCGACCACGATGGGCGCTGGTATCGCATCGATCCGCCCGCCCCTGTTTACGCACGGGCGATTGGTTGGCGTCCCGCCTGCGCGCGTCTGACCAGCCAGCGCAGGCACCACATCAAGCAGCAGGCAAGGCGGCGATGAGCAAGAATGAACCAATCAAACCCGGCATTCGCATCGATGGCGGGAAGAGGCGCGATCTCAACCCACAGCGTATAGCCCAGCGTATGGCCCGTGTTCTGGACCACGTCCCCACACAGGAACAAGCAGCAGAACGCAAGAAGGCTCACGAAAAGCGTGCCAGAGCAGAACAGAAGTCTGCGGCTCTCGGCCATGACGGCATGCGTACGACGCGGGCTAAGGTTAAACTGACATCCAACCGCTTCACTCATCGGAACGTCAGAAGCAAGCCAGGCACGTTCGAATGGCGGTATGGCCGTAAGCATGATGCCCTTTTCCATGCCGGGAACCATCTTGCCATACTGTGGGAGCGCGCCGGCATGACAATCGCCAGTTCGGCCAACTTCCTGCGCGGAACGGCTTCAGGATACGCGACTGGATTGGCAGATGGACGCGCTGACGCAATCGACAGGCTGGATGGGTTCCGGGAAGCGATGGGCGAAAAGCCTGCTGAACGCCTGATCGACTACTGCGTGCTTGGCATGACCACCGCTGAAATCGCGCGGAAAGACGGTGCGAAGGAGCGCGACATGGCTCCGGTGCTTCATCAGCACCTTCGTGACTGCGCCCTGCATTTCAAACTCATGGGGAAAAAGGGATAGTTTCGCAACCGAAACGAATTGACTTTCAACGCGAAACCCCCTATCAGATTTGTAGTTTCGCACAGCTGCGACCGGACCCGCCCAAGTCAGGCGGGTTTTTGATATGCGGACGCAGCATTGAGTTCGCCGCCTTCAGGTGGTGGAGCGCACTACTCGCACTTCGCGCGAAGCGTGGCCGTGTGATTGCTGTAACCTTCGGTCTCAAGATCGATGTAATCGATTTGGCATCCACCCGAATGAACGTAGGATTCACCACGGCGTATCGCCGGCGATTTCTCGTCGCCCGCAACGATGACGATCTTTTCAGGGCTGCTTACAAAGCGAAAGGACAGCATGTCTCCGCTGGGAAGATCGATCACCTCTCCATCGCGAAGCTTGAAGGGTTGGTCTGGAATGGTGGCAACGGGAGGCGCTAGTGTGGCCTGCGTGGCAAGTGTAACAGCTTCGCTATATTTGCCGTCCTGCAACGCCGTCTCGGCTGGGTTCGTGTTGAACCCGGCTTCTGAAAGAGCCATCACGACTTCTGCAGCAATTTCCTTCTTACCTTCAAGGTAGGCATCTTGCCGTTGTGTCGGCAGTACGAACTGCCAAACGCTTATGGCGCCGGCAGCGACACCAACCAAACCTACAAGCACGTCGAAGTAAGCTCTTACCTTGCTGCGCACAGTCAAGCCCCCGTCCCTTTTCCAGATCAAACCAAACCCCGCGCCTAGTAATCAAACGTAGCTTGTGGTGGCAAGAGGATCGTCGATGCCCATCCGTCCACCAGTCCACCGTCCTTCCGGAATAGGCGACCGACAGCAGCAGCGCCGCCTCTATGATCATATACGCGACAAGCAGGAACGGCGCGGCTGTTACAAGACCGCACGCCGGCAGAGTTGGCATTCCACGAAATCACAACCGCAACGAGATGAAATTTCGCTAGGGCCGTTCGTTAGTGCTCTTCAAGGCTATGTGGAGAAGTCCGAGAACGACGAGAGCAATAGCTGTTGCCAGCGCGGCAATTTGCCAGAAGCCGAGCCCCACTGCCAAACCAATCGCCCCTGCCAGCCACATGCCCGCCCCAGTTGTGAGACCATGAACTTCGCCCTTGGCAAAGAAGATCAGTCCAGCGGCTAGAAACGCTACGCCAGCTGTCGTGGCCTCAACGAGGCGAATGGGGTCAATGCGAATTTCCTGCCCAGCAAACACGTCAAGATGAGTTATCTCGATTGTCAATATTGCGATGGCCGCAGTTGAAACGCAGATCAGAATGTGGGTCCGCAGGCCGGCAGGATGGTTACGCCATTCGCGTTCAAGCCCGACTACCGCTCCCAGTATAGCCGACAGGAGTAGCCGGGCGGCAACTACAGAAAACGGCAGCCATGTTTGGTGCCCGAAACGGTCCACGAATTCTTCCATGGTCAGATGAACGCCAAATGGCTAACCCGGTTCCACGCAAGGATATGAAGTCTCACTTCCGCTCATCGGAGGCCCAGCAGTATCGCCGACTCTATCGTGACCCCCGCTGGTGCGGCCCCAACGGCATCCGACAGCAGTCCCTCGTCCGCGACCTGTACACCTGCCAGCGCTGCAACTGCCTGCTGATCACAGGCAACCGTCACCACCCACGCGCCGCTGTGGTCAACCACAAGACACCGCACAAGGGTGACGAGGCGCTGTTCTTCGCTCTGGAGAACACGGAAGCGGTCTGCAAGTCCTGCCACGACACACTGATCCAGAAGGAAGAGGCGCGGGGCTACGTGATCGGGTGCGATGTGGATGGCAAGCCAGTCGATCCATCACACCCGTGGAATTGGTCCTGTTAACGCAGGTGCTTTACCCAGTGCTCTTCGGACACGATCGATATCGGGAGCGACTTTGCCCGCCACTCCACAGCCTGCATAATCTTGTTTCCGAATGAGGAGTGTTTCCAAGACTCTGTGGCATACACGCCTATGACCAGAACATCGGTCTTCTGGCTAAGCCCGCCAGTCGCTGCACCACGCTCGATCACCGCAGCTTCACAGTGCTTTCGCTGACCGAAGTTGAACGTTCCCGTAAATGTGTATCGCATCCCTTCAAAGATTAGATCAGGCGCGGGCTCACACAGCGGGAGGCTGGTAGATTTGAGCACCTCCCCCAACTCGAAATCTCTATTGGAGAACCGGTTGAGAGTATCGAGCAGGTCTGCGGCTTCGTCAGCGTCTAATACACCATCGGACAGTATGTCGTTCACCCGCCTGTAAAGTGTCTGTATCAGCGGCTGATCGCTTATAGCCTCATTGGCAGCAAGCCACTTCTGTAGGAACTCGACTTCAGCCTGATTGATCTGTCCATCAGCAACCAAGCCACGCGAGAGACCAATCAACTCATCAATCTGGCGGCTCGTTATCCGATCACCGCCAACACGGTTGTAGAACTTATCATCCATCACTGCGCCCCCTCCTAACACAGGATGGAGATCAGAGCAGAAACCTGATGGCGAGTCGAGCCTCCGCGCGGAGAGAGGGGGTGGGTCCAAGTCTGAAGTCGATCAGGCTGGAGACCCGCGCTCCCCCTCCGAATTCACCGAGACCAATTTCAAACATAAAAGTTGGGGCCATCCCGAAGGGATGAACTGTCATGAACGTTATCGAAGGCACTGGCTCGATTGTCGTTGAGCCCGATTGGCAAAGCCTGTTTTCCGATGTGCTGGAGATTGCTGCTGCGGCCGAACACTGGCGGGTTATCACGACTGAGCTGCGTGAGCGGCAGTTGCTGGCGCCATCAAACAGCCATTCGATCCAGCGTCTGGTCTGCGCCTACCTGATGTTCGACCGCATGTACCGGCAGGTTGCGGAAGTCGGCGTGGTGATGAAGCCGAAGCGCGGCAACCCCAAAGCTATTGCCCGCATCAGCCCCTATTTCTCAGCGATGCGCGAGGCAGGTTCCGATGCAGCCGCGCTGGAAGCCGAACTTGGTCTCTCGCCTCGTCGGCGCGGTTCGGTGACGAAAGTCGAGCGCAAGCAGCGCCGGGAGCGTGCATCCGATGGTTATCTCGGCTCGGCCAGCGGCCGATGATCTGGCGACGCTCTACGCCTGCGATGTGCTGGATGGAAAGGTCGTAGCAGGCGAATTTGTGAGGGAGGCTTCGCGGCGTCACCTACGCGATCTGGATCAGGGTTCGGAGCGCGGGCTGTCGTTCGATGTCGACAAGGCGAAGCACCATTGCGGATTCTTCCCGGCCATTCTGGCCGTGACGGAGGGCGTAGCCGAGGGCAAGCCGTTCAATCTGCTGCCGTGGCATGGGTTCGTAGTGGCCTCGCTCTTCGGGTGGAAGCGCGATGATGGGCTGCGACGGTTCCGCATGGCATGGCTCGAAACCGGCAAGGGTCAGGCCAAGTCGCCACTGATGGCCGGCCTCGGCATCGACATGATGGGCTTTGCCGGAAAGGAGCGCTCAGAGGTTTACGCCATAGCGGGAGATAAGGATCAGGCAAACGTCCTGTTCAAGGACGCCGTGGCGATGTGCCGGGCCAACCTGCCAGATCGGGACGAGGATGAGTTCGAATCGCTGGAGAGCCGTGGCGATGTCGTGATCCGTGGTACCGGTGACCATGCATGGAAGATCGAGCATCCGGTGAGCAGCTCCAAGTTCATGTCGATGGCGTCGGTCGATTCGATTTCCGGTCCCCGCCCCTATGCGGTGTTGGCTGACGAAATCCACGAGTTCAAGACGGCTTATGCACTCCAAATCTGGAAAGCTGCCATCGACAAGATGAGCGGCGATCCGCTGATGGTTCTGGGGACGAACACCCCGGCAATCAACCAGATTGTCGGCACCGAGTATTCGGAACTGTTCCAGAAGGTCATTACCGGTCAGGCCGACGACGACAGCCTGTTCGGGTTCATCGCGCGGGTGGACGAGCAGGACCGCGAAACCGTCTTCGACAACGAGGCTGTCTGGCAAAAGGCTCTTCCCGCCCTCGGCGTTACCTACCCTATCGACAACGTGCGCAAGCGGGTGAACACAGCCAGACTCATGCTGTCCGAAGCCCTGTCGACCAAGCGGCTGTACTTCGGCATCCCTGTCGGCACGGAAGGCTTCTGGACCACGCAGGAGGCGTGGGAAAGCTGTCAGGGTGCGGTCGACGAAAGCAAGATGCTCGGCTCGCCATGCTGGCTGTCGCTGGACCTGTCGAAGAAGAACGACCTGACCGCATTGTCGGCCTGCTGGCGCAAAGATCTGAAGCTGTACGTGAAGACGTGGTACTTCACGACCGGAGCAGGCATCCATGACCGGGCGCGTGACGACAATGCTCCCTATGACAAGTGGGCCGATGATCCGGCAGTAACGCTGGAAGCCGTACCCGGTGCCACCATCGATTATGAGTTTGTCGGGGCCAAGGTGAAGGCCCTGATCGACGCCGGGCATGACGTACGGTTTCTGACCTTCGACCCGGCCAAGATCGGCGACTTCATCGATGCCTGTGGGCGCATCGATTTTCCGGTCTGGAAGTTTGAAGGGCCCGATGAACCGCAGGGCGATGGGCTGAAGCTGGTGAGCCATGGTCAGGGGACGCGTATCGTCTTCCGCGAGCGCGCGCTGTGCATGCCGAAGTCCATCGAGCAACTGGAAGATGCGATCCTGGACGGTGACATCGTGATCGACAAAAGCCCGGTGACGACGATGTGCGCCTCCAACGCGATCATCGTCAGCGACGCCATGAATAATCGGGCCTTCGACAAGAAACGCAGCCGTGGCCGGATAGACGGCATGGTCTCCATCGTGCAGTCGGTCGGCGCTGCCAATGCTGAATTCGAGGCCGTCGTGGCCACCTCCCCTTGGGATGATCCCTCATTCTCGCTGGTGCCTGCATGAACTTTCTGGGCTTCGATATACGGCGCGCCGAGCATCGCTCTGGCAGCATCGAGAACCCGACCGTCCCTGTATCGCAGACGGCTGAGTTCATGGCCTTCTTCGGCATGGATTCCAAGACGCTGCCGCGCGTCACCATCGACAGCGCGCTGTCTGTCCCGGCCGTGCTGGCGGCGGTAGCCTTCCTGTCCCGTACTCTGGCGACCTTGCCCCTGCACGCCTACCGAAACGGCAAAGACGGTGCTGTGCGATTGAGCAGTAAGACCGCCACCACCCTTCATGATGCTGCAAACAGCCTTATGGGATCGTTCAAGTTCCGTCAGTATTTCTGGCAGCAGGTATTCACCGGCGGGCGCGGTCTGGCATGGATCGAGCGGAACGGCAGGGAGATCGAGGCTCTGTGGCCGATGGACCCGCGCAAGACCACGGTGCGGCGCGTCGGCTTCGATCTGGTCTACAAATTCGAGAACAAGGAATACCCATCTGCGGACGTGATCGACGTGCCGTTCATGCTGAAGGAGGATCAGGTCTCACACCGTGGCCCGATCCAGATGGCCGCGAAAGCCATCCAGCTTGCCCTCGCCATGAACGATTACGGTTCGAACTTCTTTGCCGGCGGCGGTGTCCCGCCACTGGCGCTGGTTGGACCGCTCCCGCAAGGCGCAGACGGGTTGCAGCGCGCCATGGGCGACATGCGGCGGGCGATCGATGAGGCGCGCGCCAGCGGCAAGCAGATCGTTCCGATCCCGCCGGGACACGAACTGAAGCCCGTCGGGTTCGAGCCCGACAAGGGACAGATGACCGAGGCGCGCCTGTTCCAGATTCAGGAAATTGCGCGCGCATGGCAAATGCCGCCTGCCTTCCTGCAAGACCTGAGCCGCGGCACCTTCGCCAATGTGGAGCAGCAGGACCTGCATCTGGTCAAGCACCTGATCAGCCAATGGGCGAAGGCATTCGAGGATGAGGCCAACCTGAAACTATTCGGGCGTGGCAATGCTGGCCGCTATGTCGAGCACAATCTCGACGGCCTCCAGCGTGGCGACTTCAAGAGCCGGATCGAAGGCATCGCCCGCGCGATCCAGACCGCGCAGATGACGCCGAATGAAGCGCGCGCTCTGGAGAACAGGCCGAAGCACCGGAACCCGGATGCTGATGAGTTGCTGGTTCAGGGCGCAACCGTGGTTCTCGGCAAGCAGCCGGCAGCGGGGATTGGTCACAACGGCGGGCCTGATCTCGACGATGGAGAGAAGAATGACGACAAAGCCTGAAGGTGCCGAAAAGCGCTCGCTGGTGCGGGCCGTCGAGCACCGCGCCGATGACAATGGCAGGATGACCGTCTCCGGCTATGCCGCAGTCTTCGGTGAAGTCGCGGACATTGGCGGCTGGTTTCAGGAGGTGGTGGCCCGTGGCGCGTTCACGAACTCGCTGCGCACCGCCGATGTCAGAGCCTATTTCGATCACGATACAGGACGCGTCCTCGGACGGCTCTCTGCCGGCACCCTGCGGTGCGAGGAAGACGACAAGGGCTTGCGGGTAGAGATCGATCTTCCCGACACCACGGACGGCCGCGACGTGAAGGAACTCGTCGAGCGTGGTGACGTTTCCGGCATGTCGTTCCGGTTTGAGACCGTTCGACAGGAATGGGACGAAACCGTGGACCCGCCCAAGCGGACCCTTCTTGAAGTGCGTCTGGGCGAAGTCTCCATCGTCTCCGAGCCGGCCTATGACGGCACTTCGGTCGCGCTCCGCTCGCTTGAAGATGCGCGCAAGGAGCGGCGCCAGCATAATTTCAGTGCCGCATCCCGTCGGGTCGGCATGAAAGTTTCCCTCGACCTCCAGATGAGGTCGCGGAGTAAAGCTTAGGCCCTCGCGCCGAAGCCCAATCCCCACGACACATTGTTGAAAGGATGAACCGATGAGCAATCGGATCAAGGAACTGCGCGAGAAGCAGCAGACTATCGTCTCTGAGGCTCGTGAACGTCTCGACCAGATCAATGGCGCGACCGACGAGGCGCGTGCGAAGGAACTGGAAACCCAGCACGACGCAGCCATGGCCGAGTATGACCGCCTCGAAACCCAGATCCAGCGCGAGGAACGTCAGGCAAAGCTGGAAAAGGATGCTGAAGAGCGTCGCGCCCGCCAGCGTCCTATCTCCGGCGAAGGCGAAGGCTGTGGGCAGGATGAAGGCGACAAGCCTGATTATCGCCATGCCTTCCACCGCTATGTGCAGGTTCGCGGCGACCTGTCGATGCTGAGCGACGAAGAGCGCGCAGCGCTGCGTCAGGGTGTGTCCGATCCGGAAGTGCGCATGCAGACCACGACGGGAGGTGCGGGTGCAGCCGGTGGATACACCGTACCGACCGAACTCCAGAACCGTCTTATCGAATCCATGAAGGCATGGGGACCGATGTACGATGAGGACATCTGCACGGTGATGAACACCACCGGCGGCAACCCCATCGACATTCCGACC